TTTACACTAAAGTAATATGGGCATTTAATTTTCCTATTGCATTCAGTTAGAAACTTATACCAATTGGTATGTTTAATTTTAACTGGTAAATCAAAATATTCAATTTCTGCCTGTCTAAACATTGTGTCACCCTGAGGAGTTAGGCGTAGGCTATCGCCTGATTTGGTGAACCACCAATCACTTATGATTATTTCAATTGGAATGTTGTTGCTAGGCAGTTGATCCATAACTGCCCTAGTGATAGTATACTTTAGTGTTTTTCTATCACTCATCTGGGTACACAGTGGTACCGTTATTCATAAACACTACAGTGAATTTATCTGTTTTAAATTGCGTGTTTAGTTTGCGACAAAGATTTCGTGCATGCCCTGGATTACTGAAACTTGTTTTCTTATATTTAGGTGTAGCTTCATTATCCAAGTAGTGTTGTGATTTTAAATTGATAGGCTGGCGATCATAGAATACAGCCCATATGCCACTAGCTTCTACAATTTGATCGCACTTGTATGTTGTTTTATCTACAAGTTCTAATAATACTTTTGGTTGAGTCCTAGACATATTGTTGCCTCTTTTTACAATTATTTCCGTGAAACCTAGTATAAGGGGAAGAGGATATAGTCTTACCGCAATGGGGACATGTCTTTTTTATTTGGGAGGGATGTGTACCATTTGCTAGCTGATTTTTTGTTACATCTCCACCTAACAAATTATGTTTTCCAGAAAGTACCCGATTTTTAGTAATGGATGAACCATCATCCTTTTTTAGAAGATTGTGAGTTTTCTTTTCCAATTGTATTTTAGTTTTATCTTTTTGCCATTTAGAATCTAAGAAATGATGCTTACCAGTAGCTATTCTTTTTAGATTATTTTTAGGTCCTACTAAGGGATGCCTTCCCTCTGCTTTTAACATATTGTTCCAATTTGGACCTGTAAAGGGATGGTTTCCTTCGGCAATCCTTTTGAGTATTGATTTTCTAGCAGCATCGGATAATATCTCAGGAGATAGATTCATTTTTGCTCCTATTAATAATGAAGCTGCCCAGTCACCCTGTGAATGATGAATGTCATAGTGTTCTTGTATTGTTACTGCCCTAAGATTGCTCGGTTCATTGTTATGCCGATTTCCATCAATATGATGAATCTCGTATGTTCTTCCGTTTAGTTCTTTTGGAATAGGTCCAAAATTTTGCTCAAATATTTTACGATAATTTATACTCATTAAAATTTACCTCCGACTAGTTCTACTTCAATAACTTCGGAAGTGTTCTTCTTTCCTTCAGTAGCATCATAGTGATCTATTAGTAATTTAGCCAATTCATCACGCAGTCCACGGGCATCGGTTAATGGAATAACCACATCCTTACCCTGTCTGCTTTCAATACTAGCTACTCTATCAATAAATCGTTTGATATGAATCATTAGATATTTATCACTGCTTTTGCATCATCCTCAGTTTTAAAAGGACCAACATACTCATAACGCTGGATAAAGATATATTTAGGACAAAACGTAATAGTTGGTTCACTTCCCTGATACAATACATACCAACCCGCAGTGTGATAGCACTTGCTTTTTAATGTCTTGGTGAATAAGTGGAGTTTTCGTTTGATATCCAGCATTGAATTGAATACCTTCTTTGTTGTTGGATATTCATTGAAGGGCAACTCATGCTTTATCTTTTCAGTTTTGATTGTTTGAAACTGAATATTAGTTTGCTTTTGAATAGTATTGGTATTTTTAAAATGAGTTTTATTGCCGTTGAGTTTAACTTCAAAGCCGGACCCATCAGCAATAACATTCCCTACTTTTTCTGTACCATCTGTAACAATCCAAAATTGATTTTTAACGACGGGTTTTGCGATTAGTGGTTTTGACATCTTCTTCCATTTCTATTAATTTTGTAATCTTTTTAAAATTACTTTGTTTGTCTACTATAACATTATATGTGGTATTCTCAAAGCGAATTGGTAAATCCAAATGAATACTGTATTGTGGGCCTACCAAATCATTGATTAAAGTATCATTACCTACACTACCTATAAATGGGATTTTATTCCAATACCCAAAGACACGTTGACCAAATTCATATTTGGCTTGATAACGATGTAATTCAAAATATTCTTTTTGATTCATACTAAGCTATTTTATCTATGTTTTGTCCAGGACGATTCATTCTACGATTCATTTCAATTCGTTTGGCTTCATCCACTTCATGCTGATGTTTAACTCTAGCCTCATCTTGAACTTTTTCCAAATGGCGTTTATCTACTCTATGAATTTCTTGCAATCTATATAGTTCATTATTTTGTGCTTGTATGCGATCAATATTCATTTAATAATTCCCACTTGATAATACTGCCTCGCAAACCTCTACTGGTTGGTCGGGAATGTTTCCTGTATCGCCGTCACTAGCAAACACAAAGCCTAAACCTAGCATCGTTTCAGTCTCTGCTGGTGTGCAGTTGCCAAGGAAGATAAAAATTCTACGGGTTAGATTGTCTTTAGAGTAATAGATCCTGAAACTCACTCGGGGCACATTTAGTTTTTCCGAAAGTAGAGGCTGCGATATCTCATCACCCCATTCTTCGGTAATAGATTCCCGTTGTTGTTCATACATAAAATCTTTCATCATTCTTCAACTCCGAAATGTTCTTTGATATGGCTTTGTAAATCACCAGGTAGGCAATCCCAACCATTGTCGTCATAGTGTTCATAGTTCTCTGAATCACTAGCGTATAGATATGCAGCCTTGGCACATTCCCGAACAATCAACTCGGCGAACTTTTCTTGGTTAAACACTTTATGATACATAGGAACGCCGTCGTTGTCAATTTTATGTACTGGTTCAAATGTTTGAGGATTGATCACCATTAATGGCTTTCGTTCATGAGCCTGTTCAGTAAGTTGTTTAATCCGTTCGTTCATTCTTCAATCACCTTCTTAATATAGTAGGTCATTTGCTGTTTGATAGCAAGCCATAATTTTTCTTCTACATCGATAGGGTTGCCTTTAACAACCTCGGGAGAATATTCCCAAACGGCAATCGTTACAGATTTACCTTCGTGATCACCTGTTATGGTTATTTTCATTCTTCAACTCCGAAATGTTTTTTCATATAAAAGGCTTCATACCTACTATGAGGATAGTATTCTGTAATATAATTGGCACATTCCCGAACAATCAACTCGGCGAACTCGGCCAACTTATCTTTTTCTGTTACAACACCCGGACCATTTACACCTTCAACTAAATTATTAGGAAGATTTAATCCAGCCTGTTCAGCAAGTTCTTTAATTTTATCGTTCATGTTAGTCTCTTAATGTTTGGGTGCTGCTTGTTTTGCAGGTTTGTTTTCTCGTCGGGCTTTTTCTTCTTCAACTGCTTTTTTCTGTGCCTCTGTCATAACCAATACTGTTTTGCATGTTGTTTTAGCAGGTGCTTTTGAAGAAGCCTCACTGGTTTCGCACACCCGTTGAGTTTTGTAAGCCGGGCTGGGTGAAACAGCAATCAGTATCAATATACAACAGATGTATTTCTTCACTAAACCTCTACTACAATATATTTACTATGCGGATAATTCTCTGTTAACCATTCAATCATACCTTCTTCATAGGGAAGAAATACACTATTGAATTTGTTGGTGATATATTTATGCATTGTGTTTTTCCAATAACTTTTTAAACTCTTCCATGTATCCAAGTTGAAGATGGTGAATATACATGTATAGTTTTGTATCTACTGGCCAATCACTAAACTTCTCAACTGTAGCAGGGTCAAGTTTTAATTCTAATTCTGTAACGTATTCTTCTACTGTCATAATTAATCCTTTGTCAATTCAGCAACTAGTAAGAAATGCTCGTAGGCTTTCTTTACAGCAGGGTTATTCATCAGTTTGTCTGCTTCCACTTGCAGGGCATGAATACCTGCTTCGGCAATGTCATGTGAACTGGCTCCGCTCAACGTACAAAGTTCATCACCAAACTCTTTAGCCAATTTCTTCCATGCTTTTTGTTGTGCAGGTGTAATAGGAGTACGAACAGGACGCATTTCGCTGGCTTTATGCATAGCCCGAATCATAGCCTCTTCAGCTACTCGGCTGGCTGCAATCATAGCCGCATAGTTAGGGTCAATGTTGTATTGGCGGCTAGCACCACCTGGATAAACCATAAGCAAGTGCGTGCCATAAGAGTAGCCATCCATTAGATTGCTATCGTATTCACTTATAGGTACGTACTTACGTCCTACTTTTTCGTAAAAAATCTTTTTCATATCAAGTCCACAAACTATTTCTTATCTTAATTAAACGAATCATCATTTCTTCATCTTCTTTTTCGTAGGCTTCTTCTATCTTGCGTGACAGTTTAAGAGCCTTGTCACCTGCTTTTTTAGTAGCAGGATCCTTTGAAGTTACGCCAATCCAGCGTTCACCATGTTCATCTCGCAAACTATCACAGTAGGTTGTCCAACCACTTGCATCATGTGCATCAGGACGATTTGGATAGGTAACTGTCCACCAAGTGTATAGTTCTTTAATCTCTTTGGCATTTTCCCCTTGCTTTGTCAGCTTGCCATATGATTTGTTATCGGGATTGATACCCCACGTTTCATCCATAGTAAGTGTCATTGCCCAGTCAAGATGGTCAATGCCTGCTTGACTGCAACGCCAAGTGCGCCAACGGAACCAACCACTAGCATAAAAAGGACAGTTATACTTTTTTCTTGCCGCAGCATCCCAGGCAATGTGATGCCAGGCTGATTCAACTTCAACAAAGTCCACGAGTTCATTGAATAAACAAGGAAGTATTCTGTCACCAACATCACTCCAATCGCCAGGCTTAATATCCCTAGGATGAGCGGTGAGAGCATGAGTACGGCTAACAAAACGATTATTGATGTAATACTTAATGTCATATAATTTCCTAATAGGATATGTTACAAAATCTTGCAAGTGCCCTAGACCCTCATCAGCAAGCCAAAAACGAATGGGATAATTATCCTTAGCATACTTTTCCCAATCACGCCATTCTTCACCGGTACCGGAACTTAACTTTTTAGTGCCTCGTACCCAATCAGCAAACGGACTGCAAGTCCAATAATTACCATGTTGTGCCATAATTTTCTACTTTCTTTCTTTATAGATGATAGTCCACATGACTCTTTTCATCCGTTGTGTAAGTTCGTAGTAATCAAACATCAATGCAAACATTACCCCTGCGCCTAATCCAATGCCACTTATACATCCCCATAAAAAAGACCATGTATTAGCGTCCATCATTCTTCAACTCCAAAATGTTCTTTCAATCTCATCTATACAACTCAATACCACTTGCTGTTGTGTAGGTGGTACAAAATGTCTAATCTCATTTGCTCTGCTACAAGCCTCTAAACATTCTTCTACAATCAACTGGGCGAACTTGTCCATCTCTTTATCTGAGACAGTCATAACTTTTGAACGATCATGCTCTTGCTCATGACAACTTGTTGCTTCATTGAGTAGTCGTTTAATTCGTTCGTTCATTTTAATACACCTGCATAAGGACTGTTAAGCCACTTGGAATAAGTCTCAGCATTTGTACTGATTCTATCCAAATCATATTTACCACAAAACTTCATAAAGTGAATACCAACTTGCGAAATAGTAGTTGTACGCACACCTTGACGAATGCTATTATCTACTGATTCTTTAATGTTATCTGGTTGTGCAGTCAAGTCAATTA